TATATATCATCTCTCCTCCAATATTTGCTCAATCTCTTTTTTTGCTCTGGCTATTTCAATATCATTCAAATTGATTGCTATTGAGTTTGCCATATTTACTATTTCATCTAGTTTATCTTCAGCACCATCTGGCGCTGTAATATATAACATAGACGCAAATTTAAACATACTAATATCGTCTGCTTTGTTTCTCCAAAGCTCCATTTTCTGTTCTATGGTTTTGGTCATCTCTCCTCCTATAAATATCTTGAGGCGTGGTAATCGCTCCAAAATTCATCTACTGAACCAAGTATTTTGATTGGTTCGTCTTGGTCTATTAATGTAATAGCCGTTGCGCCTTCGTGTTGTCCTGTAGCGATAAGCTTAGACTTTGGGAAGGTAAAAGCACCGCCACCATATTTGATGACGGTTAGCGTTGCATTTGTTGTTCTGCTCATTGTGTTACCCCAATTGTAATATTGTCATATTCTCCAAGTTCTCTTTCTACTTTAAAAGAGCCAACACGATTGCCGTTAATATCTCGACAAGAACCTTCATCATTTCTTTGAACCTTCTTGATGGTTTCCTCTAATATTCTGTCCACTTCTGCACAGTTAAAAGAATCATCATCATAATAAAATGCTGAGTTTTCCGTATTAATATCAATAATTATTTTCATTGGTTATACCTCCTCTGTTTCTTCTTCATCTTCGAAAGTAGCCATTACTAATGAAGCGCAAATTTCAAAGGCATACCATACAAGTAAATTTTTAAACGTTGCGTCATCTGTCACGTTGTCACCACCATTTAATTGAGCAATATATTCTAATGGTGTTGTATCTGTGCCGTACAGATCTTCACCTATTATTGACCAAATGCTTTCTTTAAATTCGTCATATAACGTTGACGTTTCGTTATAGTAAATTAACCCAGGAACACCACCAGAAGCGCCATGCTCTGCTAATGTTCTGATATCGTCTTTATCAAAGTTTTCTGATATGTAGCCACAAATATTATCGTAACCTGTCATAATTTCTCCCTTTTTATATATTGGTTAATTCCAATATAAGAGTAGTTTAGGGGGTTATTGTGTAGTATGTCAAGCATTAAATATAAAAAAATACATACTTTTTTAAAAAAGCTTTATAAAATGAGGGTATGGAAGGGAAAGAAAAAGGGAAACCAGGAAGAAAGAAGATCCTATTTACAGAAGAAGATTACGAGAATATTACTCGTTGGGCTGGTCTTGGTTTATCTGAGCAACAAATAGCAGACAATCTCGGAGTATCTTTGAGTAGTATTGCGAGGAATAAACGCAATAATGATAAATTTGACACAGCTTTAAAAAAAGGAAAGTCAGTTGCAATCAAAGAAGTGTCTTCTGCTCTCTTTAATAATGCCGTGCATGAGAACAACACAACGGCTCAAATATTCTTTTTAAAGAACAGGGGGGAAAGTGGACAATGGACAGATAAAACTACTGTGGATCACCAGATCGACATTAAAAAAATGCTTACTAATGCTCATGAAAGAATAATTGAGGGCGAAATAACAGAAACGGTTAGTAATGGGGAGCGGTTCCTTCATGAGAACAAGGCTAATAACAAAAATAAGGAATAATAAGGGGTAAATGTTGCGATTCTCTCTCTCTCCCTTTTTCGCAACAGGTAGCTGGAACCCCTTTTCTAATAGCGATATTGGAAACACCCCCCAGCTACCCCCGCTTGCGGGTGCATGTATATATAAACACTTGAAATAATTTTTTTATGAAAATTGACAAGAAGGCATTACAAGAATCAGTAACCGACACAATACTAGGTGCAGCTTTTAACTTCCCATTATCTTGGGCGACCATAGCTGTTACTTTGGTATTTACTAATGACGCATTAACCATAACTGTAATTCAGCTTATGGTATTAACATTCGCAGCAATTATAAGACGATATTACACTCGTTTATATTTCAAAAATAAAGATGATTCCGTTTCCAAATAAAAAGTACAACATAATTTACGCAGATCCGCCTTGGCAATATAAAAGAAATGGCAATCATTCTGCTGAATCTGTTTATGGCGTAATGAATATTGAAGATATAAAAAATCTACCAATAAAAAATATAGTTGCAGATCAGGCACATTTATATCTTTGGGTAACTAATCCATTTATACAAGAAGGGCTAGATGTTTGTAAGGCTTGGGGTTTTGAATATAAAACATTATTAACTTGGGTAAAAACATATAAAGACGGAACACCAGTTATGGGTATGGGTTATTACTTTAGAGGTTGTACAGAACATATTATTTTTGGTGTTAGAGGTAAAAAGCTTTGTGAAAATAAAAGAACAAAAAATATAATTATTGAAAAAACAGGCAAACACTCAGAAAAACCACACAACTTTAGAGATACAATTATTGAGTGTAGTGGTGATTTACCAAGAATAGAGTTGTTTGCCAGAAACAAAACAGATGGTTGGGACGTATGGGGGAATGAAGTATGAAGTACCCACTAGAACAAGAACAAGAATTAATGATGGATGTTTGGTCGCCCACGATCAAGAACGATCCCCACAAGTTTGTTAAATACATCTTCCCTTGGGGACAAGAAGATACCCCCCTCCACGAGTTCAAAGGACCTCGTAAGTGGCAAGAAAAAATTTTAAAAAAAATTACCACTCACATAAAACGCAATCAAGGCAGATTAGATCCAGAGATGTTTCGTATGGCTGTTGCTTCAGGTCGTGGTATTGGTAAATCGGCTTTAGTGTCTTGGCTGATCTTATGGATGCTATCAACCAGACTTGGTTCAACCATAATCGTAACAGCCAACACGGAACAACAGTTGCGCTCACGAACTTGGGCTGAACTCGGTAAATGGCTCACGCTCTCACTTAACTCACATTGGTTTGCTAAAACCGCAACCACGATTAAACCTGCGCCTTGGTTTGAAGAAGCGCTCGTGCGTGACCTAAAAATCGACACAGGCTATTACTACGCTCAAGCGCAACTTTGGTCAGAAGAAAACCCCGATGCTTTCGCTGGTATTCACTCCAGTTATGGTGTCTGCCTAATCATGGACGAAGCTTCAGGTATTCCCGCACCCATCTACTCAGTATCGGAAGGTTTCTTTTCCGAGCCCACGCCCGACCGTTACTGGTTTTGTTTCTCCAACCCACGGAGGAACACAGGACCATTTTACGATTGCTTCCACGGGAACAAATCCTACTGGCAAACCGAACAGATAGACTCACGCACGGTCGAAGGCACAGACACCGCTTTGTTCTCACGCATGATCGAACAGTATGGCGAAGAATCAACCGTTGCTCGTGTTGAAGTGATGGGTGAGTTCCCCCGTGCGGACGATGATACCGTGATACCAATGGAGCTGATTAGAGGTGCGGTTGGTCGTGACGTTGATCTTGCATCAAGTGAGCCAATTGTTTGGGGTTTGGACGTGGCTCGTTTTGGTGGTGATAATTCTGCGCTTTGCGTTAGGCAAGGTAATACCGTCTTTGAAGTGGAAACCTTTGGCTCTATGGATTTAATGCAATTGTGTGGTGTGATTAAGAATCGCTACGATGAAGCTACCGTGCTAGAGAAACCACAAGAGATTATGGTCGATGTGATTGGTATTGGTTCGGGCGTGGTGGACCGCTTGCGTGAACTTAACTTGCCCGTGCGTGGCATCAACGTCGCCGAGTCGCCCTCAAGTAAAAAGAATTATTTAAACCTTAGAGCTGAACTTTGGTTTAAAATTAAAGAGTGGTTGGGTGGCCGTGATTGCCGTTTACCCGAAGATGAAGAACTCGTGCGTGAACTAGCATCGCCTGGCTACAAATATACCTCAACAGGTAAAATAAAAATTGAGAGCAAAGAGGAAATGCGTAAACGAGGTGTGAAGTCGCCCGACCGAGCAGATGCCCTTGCGCTTACTATGGCAACAAGTGCAGTAGGTGGTGGCAGTATGACTTATTTAGGGTATAATTTCAGAAAACCTCTAAAATCTAAAATAATTAGAGTTGGATAACACATGGCAGAAAAGAAAGAAAAGATCGAAGAACAAATCGAAATCGTATCTGAAGAGCAAGATTTAGGCGATTTATCAAGCTATCTCAAGAACGAGATGGACGATGCCGAAGATTATTGCAATCAAATCGGACAAGAACGAGCAGAATCAACCGAATACTATCTTGGTAATGAACCAGATCCGAATAGCTCTTTGCAATCTTATTACGTTTCAACCGATGTTAGAGATACGGTCTTATTCATGTTGCCACAAATCATGCGTACCTTTTTTGGTACAAAGCGAGTGGTTGAATTTGTCCCAAGAAATCCAGAGGACATTCCCATCGCCCAACAACAAACCGATTACATTAACTACATTGTGCAAGAAAAGAATCCAGGTTTTAAAGTCTTGTACGATGCCTTTAAAGATGCCTTGGTAAGAAAGGCTGGCTTTGTTAAAGCCTATTGGGACGATTCGCTATCGACCACAACCCACGAGTACACCAATATTTCTCCCCCTTCTTACCAAGCCCTCGTTTTAGATAAAGACGTTGAAATCTTAGAAGAGGTTGCCACAACAGAAACCATCACGACATTTGATCCAGTATCGCAACAAGAAGTGGTACAAGAGATACCAGTTTCTTACGATCTAAAAATTAGACGAGTCAAAGCTAAGAACCAAGTATGCGTTGAATCCGTACCACCAGAAGAAGTCTTGATTGCCAGACACGCACGCTCGCTCAACGATTCTTCTTACGTTGCTCACCGTATGATTAAAACAGTTGGTGAACTCGTTGCTATGGGCTACGACAAAGAAGAGATTGAAGAGTACGCTGGTTCAGGTGGTTACTTATTAGATCCACAATCTTTTGAAGAACAAGAAGCTAGAAACCCATTTGACAATATGGTGTACCCAGATTCACCAGAAGTTAAATCTGTTTTATACATTGAACACTTTGTGCATTACGATTTGGACGACGATGGTGTTGATGAACTCGTTAGAGTTTGCACCGTTGGCGAAGGTCTGCATATTTTAAATGCCGAGCCTTGGGACGATTTACCAATCGTTATGTTCTGTCCAGATCCAGAACCACACACAGCTATCGGTTCGTGTCCTGCGGATTACCTCAAACCCATTCAATCAGCTAAATCTCAAATTGTTAGAGATACTCTCGATTCGTTAGGACACTCTATTTTCCCACGCATGGGTATTGTTGAAGGACAAGTCAATATTGACGATGTGCTTAATACCGACATTGGTCAGCCAATTAGAATGAGAGCGCCTGGTATGGTGCAACCATTTACCGTACCTTTTGTTGGTCAGCAAGCATTTCCAGTTTTAAATTACTTAGACGATGCCAAAGAAAACAGAACAGGAGTTTCCCGTGCGTCTGCTGGACTTAATGCCGATGCCTTACA